TATCTCGACTTGGAAGGCACAGCAATCACTGCCCTACCCGATAACCTGACAGTGGGAGGTTCTCTCTACTTGAGAGGCACAGCAATCACTGCCCTACCCGATAACCTGACAGTGGGAGGTTCTCTCGACTTGGAAGGCACAGCAATCACTGATACAAGCAAGGTAAACAAAAACATAAATGAAGAATCATTTTTTGAGTGGAGAAATAACAAATACATAAAGGCTGACGGTATTTTCTCTAAGGTTATTTCGCACAAAAAGAATGTATTCAAGATTCAGAAAATAGGCTCAATCAAAGAGTCGTATTTAGTGACTGATGGTAACGGAAAGTTCTCGCATGGAGATACAATTAAGGAAGCCAAAGAGGATTTGATTTTTAAAATTTCCAACCGGGATAAATCAGAATATAAAGGGTTGACACTTGAAAGTAAAATGAGCTTTGAAAAGGCTATTGAATGCTACAGGATAATAACCGGTGCCTGTAGTTTAGGAACAAAAGATTTTGTGAATAATAGGCTAAACGAAAAGGACCGTGCTTTAAAAGAACTATCAATACGAAAAATGATTGAAGTCACAAAAGGCGAATATGGTAATGCTGCGTTTCAACAATTCTTTTTGAATTAATGGCTAAAACTATTCGATACCAAAAGACAAATGGTCGAGTTCCTGAAAATCTACTGACTAACATTGAGGAAATGGTAAACGAGTCAACCGATGGAGAGCATGTAATCTCCATCGGAAAACCAAAACGAAGCATTGATCAAAACTCTCTAATGTGGATGTGGTTCAGATGCCTTTCAGAAGACACAAAAAGCGATCCGGTAGAATTCTATCAATACTATTGTGAGCTCTTCCTAAAAGAGCGATGTAAGTACAAAGATGGAAAATTTGATTCAGGTGGAACTTCAACACTAAAATCAAATGAATTTACAGAGTTTTTAAACAAGATACAAGCCGATGCAGCATCGGAATTCAGGAACATACTTCCAATCCCTGAAGATATTAGTTGGGAAGAATTTTACAATCAATTTAAATAAAAAAACTTATGAGTATCAAAATCAAAAAAGTAAAACTTGCAAAGGGTCGAACCCTTGAAGTTTCATTGACTGAATACATAGTAGTCAATGAAATTCCTGCTCAAGTTGAAGTTCTCAAGAAATGTGATTACCTGGCACATCAGGATTTAATCGAGGCATTCGACAAACTAAAACCTCATGTAATCAATATTTGTGAGCTTGGATGTACGAATGAAGATGTCAAAGTAACCGGTTACACCTTAGCTGATGGGAAAGATGGTGAGGGTGTAGTCTTAATCGGTTCAAAGAATCTATCAACAGGAAAAGTCCTGAACCTTTGCTCTCCACTAACTGAATTTTTCGGAGAGGAATATATGTACGGTTCAGAGCTCGAAGATGAAATCAGAAATTGCACAAAAGAGGTTGAAGAGTATCTTAATGGAAAATGTGCAATAAAGCAAACAGTTATCGACTTTGATGGTGATGATGAAAATGCTGAAATAAACATCGGAACCAGTGACGAACCAAAGAAAAGAGGGCGTAAGAAAAAGGTTCAGATGTCCATTTCCGTAAGTGAAGAAGAAGCTCCTCGAGAATTAGAACATGCAGTATAAACAAATATGATAATCTGAAAGCGTTCAGAGGGTAAGCAGTAAGGGAGTAAGAAACTAAAATTTATAAAACTAAAAGGTGCGTAAAGGCGCACCATAAATTTGAGTTTGAGAATAATCCGCTCCCTTACTGTTCATAAAAAACAACAACAAATTATGAAATCAACAGATCGATTCAAGGAAATTATAAAGGCATATCTAGATGCTAAGGCACAAAATGATACTCTTTTTGCCGTCAAGTATGAAAATCCGGATTTAAGTATTGATAAGTGTGTAACTTATATTTTGAATGAAGTTCAGAAATCCGATTGTAACGGCTTTGAAGATGATGAAATATTTGGAATGGCTATGCATTACTACGATGAATCTATATTGCTAGTCGGTAAAGAGGTAAATGCAAAAGTAATTGTCAACCACACAGTTGAACTTAGTAAAGAAGAAATAAAGGAAGCAAAGGAAAAAGCTCTTCAAAAAATTCAAACTGAGGCTTATAATGATCAGGTTTTAAAAAATAAGAAACCGGTTAAGAAAGAAAAAACAGAAGTTCAATTACTAAGCTTATTTGGAGATGAAGCCTAAAACTAAACTACAATTTGCCGTGATTGACTTAAGTCAGCATATCATAGATATTAAAAGCAAAATGCTTTCATGGGCAAAAGTTGAATGCTTGCAACATATAGGCTATGCAACTAAAAACAGAGTGATTTGCATGGATTGTGGAGAGAGGTTCTCGCCGGAGCTAGTAAATAGAAAAAGAGCAATTTGTCCACATTGCGGACAAAAGTTAGTTATAGAACAAAGCCGTTGTACTACGAATAAACAACACAAATATATTGCTTCAGCGGAGATTGTCGATGACTTTCAGGTAATCAGAAATTTTGAGCTTTTTTCTTATCATAAAGCTGATAGACCAACAAGGTATTATATCAGTGAAATACTCCAGCATTGGATTCTCCCAAATGGTAAACATGAAGTTGTTGCTCAGAATCATACTTGCAATTACTGTGATTCATGGAATGGAGATATGGAAATAAGAAAGAACTATGTTCGGTATTATTATTATTCTGCTGACAAATATGATGTATTTCCGTATAAATTTCATCCTGAATCTAAGTTCAAAGCTGAATATCTTAAACTTGGAATAAATCGAAATTTGCAAGGTATAACAGCATTAGAAGCGATAAGGAATATTCCAATGAATCAAAAAGCAGAAACTCTGCTAAAATCTAAGCAGTATTCTCTATTAGAATTATCAATTGATAAAAACCACAAAATTAATAGTTACTGGCCATCAATAAAGATTTGTATGCGTAATCAATACTTAATCAAAGATGCAAAAATTTATATTGATTATTTGGACTTACTCAATTACTTCAATAAAGACTTACACAATGCTTTCTATGTTTGCCCAAAAGACTTGAATAAAGAACATGATAAGTTAGTTGCTAAAAAACGAATTCATCAGAAAAAGCAAGATGAAGAGAACAAACGAATCAAAGCAATCAAAGATGAAGAAAAATTTCAAAAGTTGAAAAGTCAATTTTTTGGAATTGTTTTCAAAGATGATTTAATTCAAGTGAAAGTCCTTGATAGTGTTCTTGAATTTAAAGAAGAGGGAGATGCACTGCACCATTGTGTATTTACTAACGAGTATTATTTGAACCCCGATTCTATTGTTTTCTCTGCTACTATTGAGGGAAAAAGAATTGAGACAGTAGAAGTATCACTAAAGCAATTAAAAGTCGTACAAAGCCGCGGAGTTTGCAACAAGAATACTGAGTATCACGATCGGATTATTGAATTAGTAAACAAGAACATTAAACACATCCGTAAGCGGACAAAACAACAACAAATAGCATAGAAAATGAACATACAGAGATCAGATAATTATTTCATTATCTCATTCCAATACAAGCCAAACCTTGTGGAAGCGGTTAAACTTCTCCCCGGTAAACGGTGGGATGGCGTAAACAAGGTTTGGCTTGTGCCAATCAAGTTTGAGAATGCTGTTACCCGATTTGGTGAAGCCTACGGGTTTAAGTTTGGGAAAAAGATAGTAACAAGCGAGGAAGTAGCTTATGAACTTCCACCACTTCCGGAGCTTACTATTCCATTAAAATTGGCTGAGGGTGTAATCCCTTATCCTTATCAAAAGCAAGGCATAGCAAGGGGCTTAGAATTGAAAAGATTTTTAAACGGTGATAAGCCAGGTTTAGGAAAAACAATTCAAGCAATCGCAACGGTACACAATGCACCGAAAGATGACGTCGCTTATCCATGCCTTGTGATTTGTCCAAGTACTCTAAAGGAAAACTGGAAACGTGAGTTTAAAAAGTTCACCGGTAAAGACCGCTCTTTAATTCTAGAAGACAGCAATAAAAGAACTTTCCCTCAATTCTATAATGCCGGGTTAACTGATGTCTTCATTACCAATTTTGAAAGCTTGAAGAAGTATTTTGTTCACAGCATGACAAATACTGAGGGGCAAAAATTGACTTTGAAACACATTGAATTCAAACCTGAAATAACGATGTTCAAGTCAATTATCATAGACGAATCACATCGGGTAAAGAATGGATCAGCGCAAGCTTCAAAATTTTGTATGGGAATATCACAGGGGAAAAGCTATGTGATTCTTCTATCCGGGACACCGGTGATTAATAAGCCAAAGGATTTAGTTAGTCAACTTCATATAATGGGCCGGCTTCCTGATTTTGGCGGGTACCAGGGATTTGTTTCTCGCTATTGTGGTGGAGCGAATGGAGCAAGTAATCTTAGAGAACTGAACTACCGGCTAAATAAAACATGCTTCTTTCAACGAGAAAAACACGACGTACTTAAAGATTTACCTGCAAAGGTTCGACAAACGGTTATTTGCGAAATTTCAAATCGAAAAGAGTATATCGATGCTGAAGCTGATTTAGTTCGCTACCTGCGTGAATACAAACAAGCTTCAGACGAAAAGATACAGAAATCAATGAAAGGTGAAGTAATGGTTCGGATTAATGTACTTAGGCAAATTTCGGCTCGTGGTAAAGTTGGAGAGGTTATTGAATTTGTAAATGATATGCTTGATCAGGAAGAGAAAGTAATCTTATTCGTCAATCTTCATGAGGTAGGCAATGAACTAAGAAAGCATTTTCCAAAGGCTGTTGCAGTAACAGGATTGGATTCAAGAGAATCAAGACAAGCAGCTGTAGACAGATTTCAAAGTGACCCTACTTGTACGCTGATTATTTGCTCCATTAAAGCAGCGGGTGTCGGACTTACTCTAACAGCATCAAGTAATGTGGCTTTCGTTGAGTTCCCTTGGACATTTGCAGACTGCGAACAATGTGAGGATAGAGCACACCGTATAGGACAGCTCGACTCAGTAACGGCTTATTACTTCCTTGGACGAAATACGATTGATGAAAAGATTTATCAAATCATTCAGACCAAAAAGGATATGGCAGCCACTATCACCGGTTCAAGCGAACAGGTAGAAGAATCAACAGTAGACTTAATTGCAAACTTATTTAATTAAAAATATCATGATAGTAAAAGTAGAAATGTATACAGTAGAATGTGATAACTGCAAAAAAACAAGAGGTTCAGAATCTGAATATTCTTGTTGGAATGATGAAGCTTATGCACTAGAAGAAGCAATCGACAGCGATTGGATAGAGCATGAAGGTAAACATTATTGTCCAGATTGCTATAAGATTGATGACGATGATAATATAACCATTATTGAAAAACAAGATGCTGGTAACTAAGAATAAAAGAACTAAACCCAGTCTAGTCGCGTCACTCGATAAAATATTCTCTCAGTTTATTCGATTGAGAGATACACCGGGGGGTGTTGGTCGCTGTATTTCCTGTCAAAAGGTAATCATGTACAAAGATTGTGATTGCGGTCATTACATCAACCGAAAGCACATGACAACACGATTCGATGAAAAGAACTGTCATGCTCAGTGTCGGTCATGTAATCGTTTCGACGAGGGAAATATGCAAGGTTATCGCAGAGGGTTAATCGCTAAGATAGGAGAAAAAGAAACTGATTTGCTTGAGGTAAAGAAACACGATACATCAACCATGGGAGTTTTTGAATTAGAATTATTAATCAAGGTTTACAAACAAAAAGTAAAGGATTTAAAATGAATACAGAAAGAGAATTACTTCAGCAACAAAGAAAACGCGAAAAAGATAGTCGGACTAATGAAGAGTTTGAAAAAATTGAAATCGCTATGATTTTATGTAATAGCTGCACTATTGATCAAATGAGATACTTGAAATCTCATGCAACTATATTCATTCGTAAAATGAGGAAAAATGACAACAATTGAAATCACAATACATTAAGATTTTGTAAAATGGCTAGACCAACTAAAATAGGATTGGAATATTTTTCTCTTGATATAGATTTATTTGAAGATGAAAAAGTGGTTCCAATATCGAGTGAATTTGGAGCAAAAGGTGAATGTGTGCTTATTAGGGTTCTTTGTGCGATATACCGTAATGGATATTTTGCAGAATGTTCAGAAGCATTTAAATTCAAAATTGCAAAACAAGCAAATTTACCTCATAATCTTGTTTCGGAAGTAATAGCGGGGTTAGTTAAATGGGGCTTTTTTGATAAGGCTGTGTTTGATTCGTTCAGCGTACTTACGAGCAAAGGAATTCAAAAACGTTGGAAAGAGGCTACTCGAAAAAGAGTTATAAAAAATGAACTGGATTACTGGATTTTGGAGTTTCCGACACAAAAACAGTGGTTTCTTCCGCCGGAAACCCCCTTAAATCAGTCGGAAAGTACACAAAGTAAAGTAAAGGAAAGTAAAGTAAATAAAAGAGAGAGAAAAGAGAAAATTCCACCTCCCGAAAATCCAATTTTTGAAAAAATAAAAAACAAGTTTGATTTACCACTTTCTGAATGTAAAAAAGAATTCATTTCGGATGAATTGCACATTCACCGATTGAAAAAACAATTTGGTGAAAACGTAATCGAATGGATAAACAAATTTTTCGAGCAGTTGGAACTAGAGGGAATATCAGAAAAATCGCTTATGGATGCAAAAAGTCATTTCACAAGGTGGTATCAACTAAAATCAAAAGAAAATGGAAATAGCAAAAGTAATTCATGGAATAAAAACGCAGTCAGTGCAAACGACAAATCAGTTTTCTGCTGATAAAAATTCGATTAGCACGGAAACTTTCAGAAGAGTTATTTATGAAGTTTGTCCTAATTTCCAAATAACCGACGAAAACAGAACGATTTTAAATGAAATGTACAAGTACACCAATGGAGGGTCAAAAGTACTTGACAGCTCAAAAGGGCTATGGTTTTGGGGTGATATAGGGACTGGTAAGAGTACGCTAATGAAAATACTGGCAGAAGTTCAGAGAACAGACAACCGAGGATTCAAATGTGTTAATTGCTCTGAATTGGCTACAAAGTTTGCTGCATTCGGTCTCGAAGCTCTAAATGAAAGTACTTTCAATGAAGTTTTAAGCACTAATCCTGTAGAGCGCGGATTTGATGAAGTAGGTCGTGAGCCTATTCCGGCAAAACATTTCGGAAACGATTTGAATGTTATGCAGTATATTTTTGGTATGCGATATGAACTTAGAAATTCAGTCAAAACGCATGTTACTACAAACGTGAAAAAAGAATCAGTCCCAATTCTTTACGGAGATTATATTTTTGATAGGCTTAATGAAATGTTTAATTTCATAGAAGTTAGAGGAGGGTCTAAGCGATGAAAGCAGCAATCATAGTAATAATAATATTCCTGGCTCTAAGTTCTGCCGCATTTTTCTTGATTGAAACAGTGCGAGCGAATAAAGAAAAAGATAATTTAAATAACTAAAAAATTATGTACAAAGTAACAAAAGCAACCCTAAGCATGAAAAATGGGGATAAACTGATTTTAAAAGAACCAGTAGAAACTATAAATGTAGATGATTATCGTGAAGAACTTCATCAACAGTACGAGTGTAAATCAATTATTCTAGTTTATGAAGAAATCCCTAAAATCCCGGTATTATGAGTAAAAACAGTGAAGCGAGAAAACTCGCTCTAAAACACATATTTGAAAAGAGACAAAAGAATTTAATGCGAATGGTTGTTCGACAAATCGAAACTGATTTACAATTAAATTTAGACCAGGCTATTAGAACCGGAATAATCCCAGAAAGTTGGATGAATGAAACAGGAGATTTAAGGACTGTAAAATCAATAATTGATAGTTACTTCCGTGAACGACCATTCAAGCCATCTGACAAGATAGAACAACTTGAATTTGATAATATACATCTCAACATTTGAAATAGGAAAACATTAAGCGTAAAACAACCCTGGGCATATCTTCTCTGTGCCGGCATTAAAGACATCGAAAATGGAAAACGAAATTAAATTAATCAAAAATAACGACAAAAGGACTGATTCTGATATAGAAAAAGTACAGGAGTTTTATGCCTTTTTAAAAGGAACACTCCCTGATAATATAACTTTAGTAGACGGTCATCAACCAATATTGACAGATGATCAAGCTTTTTCAATCATTTGGTACTTGCAAGAACATTTATCTGTTTTTCCTGATGGTATAGAGAAATGCTCAATTTGCGGAGATCTTTATGATTCTTATAGTGAGGGCTATTATTCAGAAATCAGAAACTTATTTATGTGTTCTGGATGCGATGATGGATTAAATGATGATTCCGTTGAAGATTCCGCTGAAGAATTTAATGAGTGGGAATCACTAGGTAGAAAACCTGCTGAATCATTTAAAGCCCAAATTTGAACTATATAACTAGTAGCCACACAAACGTACTGCTTTACCCATGTAAACAAAGCCAGAGCGAAAGAATCAGCTAAAAACACGTAAGGAGATACACTAAGGAGATAATACTTCAAGGTGTATCTTTTTTTTGTAATTATTTTCAATAAATTTCATTTACATTATCTTAATACTTTGTAAACGTTTACTTTACATTGTCCTAATATTTCATTAAAACGATACATGTTATATTGAACTATATTTCAATTGATTACGTGAAACATAAATAACTTACTTTGAAATACAATTGTAATACTATTTAAAATAAAAATCTAAATATCAACCAATTAAGTGTTGTTTTTGTGATTATTTATATTTATATTTGCAATTACAAAAAAAAGTCTGTAAAACATTGTATATTTTTAAATAAATCACATTCATATGGATATTAATGGAATAAAAGACATTATCTGTGACATAATCAGAATTGATCATTCTGATTTAATTGGAACTGGAACCGGAAGGCGTAAAGGAAAAAAAATGGCTCAAACCCACATAACTTACGCCAGAATGTTATTTTCTCATCATGCGATAATGATTCATGGTAATAAACCACTTATAGCATCTGAATTAAAAATGAGTATACAATCCATTGATTATTATCTAACAAAATACAATGATGAGATTGAATGCGATAATAAGGTATTTGTTAGCCTAGACCGTCAGCTAAAAAACAGGATAAATGCAAATTAAAGTTACCATTGAGGGTCAGAAGTCATTATCTGGGATTCAAAGAGAATTTAGTGACAAGCTTTCAGAAAAACAGATACTGAAAGCTACTGCACTGGCCTTGAATGATACTTCAAGAAGAGTTATCAGCCGATCCAAAAAGGAAATCAAGCAAGAATACACAGTAAGCAACAAGTATCTTGACAGGATGGCTAAAGTGAGAAAGCCGGCACGTGGAACACAATCAGGATTGTACGCTGAGATACACTTTAGCTATAAACCAGTTCCAATGATTGGCTTTAAAAACAAAGACAAAGGAACGAAGAAAGGAATAAGATTAAAAGCCGGTGGTGTTGTAGTTGAGATTTTAAAAGGGAAACAACAGCTCTTGAAACACGCTTTTATTTCCACAATGCGAAGCGGTCACCAAGGCATATACGGCAGAGGGAGTTATGTAAACGGAAAGTTTGTTTTTTCAAAAGAAAGAACCTCAACAAAGAAATCAAGAATAACTGAATATAAAACAGCTTCTCCATTCACTATGGGAAGAAATAAAGAGATAGAATCAAGAAATACGGAGTTTGTAAAACGAACTTTACCGTCACGAACAAAGGCATTATTGCAACAACAAGTAGATAAACTAACAAAATAATCAAAATGAAAAAAATATTGTTGATATTGATATTAGTAAGTCTATTCTCATGTAAACATAATGGAGAATATCACAACAGAATTGTCATTGATACAAAAACAGGGAAATATTTAATTCTACAACAGGAAAGCCTATATGGAAATCATTATACAGTAAGCGAAATTGAAGTTAAAAACATAAAATAATTAATAATGGAAGCACTAAAAGTATTGCAAAAGCTATTTGAAGTAAGAGACCAAATTCATTTCTCACACTTAAACACATAGTCATTTTCAGAGCATAAAGCTTTGAACGAATTCTATGAAACATGGCTTGATTTGGCAGATTCATTCATTGAAACCTTTTAGGGAAAGTACGGACGTATTCAGGGAGATGCACAAATAAGCATTTCAACAGGAATTCAAGTAAACACTTATCTTGTTCAACTCAGTGATTTCTTGAATAAGGATATTGTTTCAATCATTGATACAACGGTGGATTCAGATCTTGACAATATCATAGCTGATATGAAAGGATTGGTTAATCACACACGTTACTTACTAACATTGAAATAAACATGATAACAGCACATTCAAGAGGTTGGCCTATTATTTTTGAAAACAATCAATGGTTATACTTAGACACTAAAGAGCCTATAGAAAAAGAGAGACCATGTAAGCATTGTGGTAAGATGCCAACGCCAGAAGGATATGATGCTTGTCTTGGTTTTATTCAAGGTGCTAGTTCTGCCTGTTGTGGACATGGAGTTACTGAAAGAATAGTCTTAATCAGTAGTCACGAATCAAAACAAAAAGGTACTGTTTAACAGTTTAGAGAGCAGGCAGCTGCACCCCCATTTTCTAGCTAGTTATAATAAAATTTTGAAGTCCGCATTTTGGCAATGGTAATTACGTTAAAAACGCGCGCGCGTAGAGATGTTCAAATTATCCGCAAAAAATGCGGACTTATCCGCAAAAATATTCTATCCGCAAAATGACACAAGAAATAATTAGTAAGAGAGAATTTGCACGCCGGCTCGAAGTTGATGAGAAAGCAGTTAGAAAGGCAATAATTGAAGGAAAAATAAAAAAAGGTGTCTCAAGCGAAGGTAAAATAATATTCGATATAGCACTTCAAGAGGCAAAGAAAAATCTTATTGGAGTTTCCAATAATACTCAATCAAAAAATATACGAGGAGAATCCAAGTCTAAAAAGGATAACAAATCAAACGACACTACTTATGCAGATGCAAGAATAAGAAGCGAAATTGCCAGAGCAGAAAAGTCTGAATTAGAATTAAAAGAATTAAAAGGGGAACTAATAAAAAAACAAGATATAAAGGATCAACTTTTTGAACTTGGAAAAGAAATAAGATCTGAATTAGAATCTATGAAGAATAGATGTAAAAACAAGATATTGGCATCTGATCTAGACTCAAACAAACTAGATGAGATACTGGCTCTAGAAATTAATTATTCTCTAAATAGAGTGATTAATAAATGTTCGGGAAACAAAGTATTTGAAAACAATGAAGTTTGATGCCATAAAAGACGTACTGGAAGGTATGAGGCCGACTGAGATTATAACCGTTTCGGAATGGGCTGAAAAATACAGATATCTTAGCTCTGAGGCTTCATTTCTTGGAGGGTCACTATATACTTGTGATGTAACTCCATACGCAAGAAAAATAATGGATAGTCTTTCGTCTTATTCTTCTTATCAAGAAGTCATATTTTGCAAATCATCTCAAACTGGAGGCACGGAGATTGGTAATAATTGGCTTGGTTATATTATGCATATATCCCCAGCACCTACACTTATGCTTATGCCAACTGACGGAACCGTTGAGCGTAACTCAAAAATAAGAATTGATCCGATGATCGATCACTGTGCCGAATTAAAGAAAAGGATATCTCCAAAAAGAAGTAGAGACGGGGAGAATACAATTAATCAAAAAAAATTTAGTGGAGGTGTTCTTTATATGGGTGGGGCAAACTCAGCGGCTGTATTGAAATCTATTCCGGTTCGTTTTGTTATGCTTGATGAGGTGGACGAATATCCATCTGACCTAGGAGGTCAGGGAGGTGCTGACTCACTGGCGAAAGTTAGAACACGTATGTGGCCGAACCGAAAAATATATTATGTCAGCACACCAACGATTGATGGACTTTCTTTAATTCAATCAAAGTTTTTAGAGACAGACCAAAATTATTTTGAAGTGCCATGTCCTCACTGCGGAGGTTTTCAAAAATTAATCTGGTCGCAGTTGAAATGGGAACGAGGTGACGAAAGTAATTGTTATTATGAGTGTATTCATTGCGAAAAACCGATATCAGAATCATTCAAAACTGAAATGTTGGAGCAAGGAGTTTGGACACCTGCAGAACCGGGATTAATAAGTAGCAAAAAAATAGGATTCCACATCAATTCACTTTATGCTCCTACGGCATTTTTTACCTGGGCTGATTGCATTGAAGAATTCTATAAAGGGGAAAAGGATCCTAACGATATGAAGGTATTTGTAAATACAATTCTAGGAGAAACGTATGCAGAATCTGGAGAAAGTCCTAAATGGGAAAGCCTATACAACAAAAGCCGCATGGAAAACAACAAAGCGAATGAGGTACCTGAAAATGTATGCTTTATTACGGCTGGGGTTGATATTCAAAAAGACCGTATCGAGTTAGAGTTAGTCGGTTGGTGTGCGGATAAACAAAGCTACTCGCTTGACTTTCGTGTACTGCTTGGCAATACAACACTTCCGGATGTCTGGAATCAATTGTCGGAGGTAGTTAATGAAACATGGATAAGGAAAGATGGCGTGGAAATGACACTCAAATTAATGGCTATTGATACAGGTTACAACACAAATGAAGTTCATGGCTTTTGCAGAAAATATTCATCGAGTCGAGTTATTCCAATTAAGGGGCAGGACAGTTTAGGATTGCCGGCAGCTCCTCCCCGGCAAATTGATTATAATAAGAACGGTAAAAAGATTGGGAGACTTAAGCAATGGAATATCGGAGTATCACTTCTAAAAGGCGAATTCTATTCCTGGTTGAATCTTGAACCGAATCAAGATGGAACTTATCCGAATTGCTATTGTCATTTTTTACAGTACGACCAAAGATATTTTGAAGGTCTTACCGCAGAACAATACATCCCAAAAATCCATAAATGGAAAAAGGTCTACGAACGAAACGAGCCTTTAGACTGTAGGATATACGCCAGAGCTGCTGCAAACATCGTTGGACTTGACCGATTGAAAACCGCGCAACTCATGGCAATGGGTGGGGTAGTGGCTCAAACGCTTCAGCGTAAAGAAAAAAAAGAAAAAAAGAAACGAAAAAGTAGTTTCTGGGAATAGAAAATACCTCCATCCTACATTTGTTTTTGAGCTTCGCCATAATCGGTGGGGCTTTTTTTGTGCAAAATAAAAATGTACAATACATTACAATATTTGACAATTATGCTGCTTAATAAATTAAGTTTCTTTGCCACATGTATACGATTGAGCAATATAATTCACTTTGTGCAGCGATAGCTTTAGGAGCTACGAAGGTGAACTATGGGGATAAAAGTGTAGAGTATAGAAGCCTTGAGGAGATGATTAGATTAAAACAAATCATGGAGTCACAGTTATTTCCATCTCAATCGGTGAAAGCTCAAACAAACAGAAGAAAATACGCAGAATATGGCAGAGGCTACGAACAGGGGACAATCGAAGGCGAATCTTTTAGATAAGGTCGTTGGATATATATCTCCTAAAAGCGGATTAGCTCGAATCAATGCCCGTAGGTCGTATGAAGCCGCAAGCTTTGGCAGGAGAGCTAAAGCATTTAAGAACGCAAGTTCAACGGGTCCGAATCTTGAAATTGCACAAAGCTTTCAAACGCTTAGAAATCGCTCCAGACATTTTGTAAGGAATAACGGTTGGGCAAAGCGGGCGTTGGGTGTAATTACTGATAATACGGTTGGACAGGGGATCAGACCCGCACCGGTAGGAACTCGAAATCAAATTAAAAAGATAAAATCTCTTTGGCATAGTTGGGCTGAAGATACTGCTTGCGATTGGTACGGGAAGAATACTTTCTACGGACTTCAACAGCTAATCATGTCAGAGATATCAGAGGCAGGAGATTGTCTTATTTTACGCAGAAAGGTAATGCCGGATGCTAATAATCCATTGCCTATAAAGATTCAGGTTTTAGAAGGCGACCAATTAGACCATAACAGAAATTACAGATTATCGGTAAATATAAAAGGCAAAGAGTTGCCTGGCTATGCGAGACTAGGAGTTCAATATACGGATGATGGTAAATTACTTGGTTATTGGGTATGGCCGCAGCACCCATACGACATGAGCCCTGTAATTCAAACCATAGCTTCAGAATTCGTTCCGGTTGAAGATGTGATTCACCCTTTTGAGATATTACGAATTGGACAAGTTCGTGGGGTTCCAGATGGTGTAGCGGCATTTATGAAGATGTCGGATTTCTCAGACTACGAAGACGCCCAATTGATGAGACAAAAAGTTGCAGCAGCTTTCGCGGCATTTGTTAGCGGAAGGTCTGAATCAGCGGGAGATGATACTCTTGAGCATATAGAGCCTGGCATAGTTGAATATCTAAGCGAAAATGAATCAATAACTTTCTCAAATCCTCCGAAAGCGGATGGATATGCTGAATATAGCAAGAAAATTTTACAAGGTATTGCAGCCGCTTACGAGATTACTTATGAAATGTTGACAATGGATTATTCTAATGTCAATTACACAAGCGGTCAAATGGCACGGCAAGATACAAAGGGGAGATTCAGAAAGTTACAATACAATTTAATGGTTCCTCAAGTTTGTGTTCCTGTTTGGGATTGGTTCATGGAAGCTGTGATTGTTTCGGGTAAAATGCAAACGAAAGTAGTTTGCGGGGCTATGGATTGGACAGCTCCACGCATTGCACCGCTTGATTATGTCAAAGAAACCAATGCAAGGATAGCCGCTATTAGTGCAGGACTTACAACATGGAGCGAAGTAGTACGAGAAGATGGTCGCGACCCCGTAGAATTTTTGGAAGAATACAAAAACGATATAGAAGAACTGAAAAAAGCAGGTGTAAACTTTACGAGCGTACAGATGGCACCTCCCGATACTAAAATAAATGTAAATGAGTAAACAGAAAGAAGCCCCAAAATCATTTATCCGGGCACAAATAAGTAAGCCGACTTTCAATAAAGATGCAAGAACGTTTGACGTAACATTTGCTTCTGAAACTCCTGTTTTCAGAAATCCTTATTGGTCTGACGAACCTTACAATGAGGTGTTGGATTGCAATCCTAAATCTGTCAGAATGGATCGGGCTAATTCGGGCCTTCCTGTTTTCGACAATCATTATGCCGGTGGAGTAATGACTCAGCTAGGAAGATGCGATAATATCCGTTTTGAAGGAAATACAATGACTGGAACTGTCACACTCGGTGCAAGAGCAGATGATGCTTTAATATCGGATATTGAAAATGGAATTGTTTCAGGTATTTCAGTTGGGTATAACGTATATTCTTTTGAAAGAATACCGCCAACTAAAAGCGAAACAGTGCCGACATACAGAGCTACTGATTGGGAGCCTATGGAAGTTTCACTCGCACCGGTTCAGGCAGATATAAATTCAAAAATACGCTCAACAGAGCAAACACACACTATTAATATTATTTCAAAACAAAGTAGAATGACAACAATCGCAGAAATTCGCGCAAATGGTTCAGACGTAGAGAAATCACGACTGGAAGCCATTGTAAAAAGTACAAGCGCTGCCAAACTTAGCGACGAGAGAGCGCTTGAGTTTTATAACAGCGAAAAGCCGGTTGAGGAAATTCGGCAGATGATTTTGGAAGAAGCCGTAAAAACGCCAACGCCAACTCCTGCACCGACTCCAACAACAGAGAGTATCGAACAAGTACGCAAAACAACTACAGACGATGAAGGCAAACGCCTTGACTCTATCTTAGTTTCTACCCGTGCAGCAAAACTGGAAGATTCAAAAGCAATCGAACTATTCCGTAGTGGTAAACTGCTTGATGAAATTCGCCAAAGCATTTTGGAAGAATATGTAAAACAAGACAAACCTATTAACCCTATGAACATTGAACTTGGCGCAGAAGCCATCGACAAAAAAAGAGAAGCCGCAGAAGCAGCATTGCTTCACAGAGCCGCTCCTTCTGTTTTCAAAATGGACACTGTAAAAGACAACCCTTTTGCCGGACGTTCAATTCTTTCTATTGCTGAAATATTGATGCAAGAACGAGGAGTTAATACTAAAAATATGACTCCGATTGCCATCGTAGATCAGATATTTGGAAAACGTGATGCCTCTACAAGTGATTTACCATTCCTTCTTGAAGCTTTGACGAATAAATTACTTCGTCAGGATTATGATTTCATTACCGAGCAATGGTCGAAAATTTCCATGGAAACTACCGTTCCAAACTTCAAGCCTAAAAACTTCTATCAATTTGATACCGTAAACGGTATGACAGAAGTTCCTGAAGGTGACGAATTGAAATATGGAAAAATGGTTGAAAGCAAACAAACATTGTCGGTTAAGTCATTTGGCGAAGGGATTAAGTTCACTCGCAAAATGTTTATTAACGATGACTTGAGCGCTTTGGAAAAAATTCCGCAACGTTTCGTTTTGGACTGGAACACACTGCAGGGTGATATTATCTGGGGTTTATTGACCGGAAATTCAATGATGGATGATGGCAAAAACATTTTCCATACAGGTCATGGAAATATTGCAACAAACACAGATAAAGGCTTATTGACAGCATTAAACCTCGCAGTTGCTTATACTGCCATGGAACGTCAATTCGGTGTTAATGGTAAACGTCGTATTTATGTACGTCCGAAATATCTAATCGTAGCTCCTGAACAACGTGTTACTGCTTATCAATTGTTGAATACAGCTATTGTTCCAACGCAAACATCAGGTGTGAATATGTTCTCGGCTTTAGGTCTTGAGCTAATTGTAGAACCTCGTTTGGGTGCTAAAGAATGGTATTTGTCGGCTGACCCCGGCACCGTTGACGGATTGAAACATGCTTACCTTGATGGTAATGGTGGACTTCGCTCACAACGTGAAGATAATTTCGATACAGACTCAATTAAATTTGCTGTTCGCGGTGAATTTGGAGCTGCTGCAATTGATTATCGTGGATGGTACAAAAACCCAGGTGAATAAGTAAAATAGTTTATAATAGACAGTCTGTAACATAATTACAGACTGTCTACACAAACAAAAAAATAATAAAAACATATGCAAAATTATATTTGTGACGGCGAACGAATTACAGTAGTAGCCGGAGCCGCAGTAACAAGCGGAGATTTGATTTTTGTAGGGGCAAAGGCTGCCGTTGTTGTAACAAGCGCTGCTATTGGGGCTACTTTCGCAGCTCAAACAGAAGGTGTTTTTGAATTGGCAAAAGCCGCCGGAGCAATTACACAAGGTCAGTTATTGTATTTCGATGCAACAAACAAAGTGTTGACAACTACTTCAGGAGCGAACATTTTTGTGGGTTATGCTTACAAAGCCGCTTTGAGTGCTGATGTAACTGTACAATGCTGCATTGTTGACAATCCGGATTCTAACCCCGTTGTATTGCCCGTACAGGCTGCAAGTACTGCCACTGATGTTGCAGGTCTGAAAGCAGACTTTAATACATTACTTGCAAGCTTAAAAGCAGCCGGATTAATGGCTAACGCATAACATGGGCTTATTTGATGGAATACAAGCGGCTGTGTTTTCAACGGCTAATCAAGTCTTCGGAGATACAGCCGTTTGGACTCCTTCAATATCTGGGTCAAATTCTATAACTGAACAGGTTCTTTTTAAAAATCCGAATGACCCAATTCAAATCGGAGAAACGGATAAATACGAATACAGACCATTTGATTATTCATTTGAATATTTTGAAGGTCAGTTTCCGAATTTAAAAGAATCTGTTGAAAGTGGAAATACTGAATTAGTTACAGTTAAAGGTTTCGAGCTATATATCAGAAGGGTGATTGCTAAATTCGATGGGAAAACATACACTGCTTACGGTGAATTAAAGATTGTGGAATGAAAAGTTACTATGAAGATATTGAAGATAAGATTTGTGATATTCTTTGTCCAAAGGATGAAAATGGAGCAAAATTAAATTCGATATATACAGCAGACCCACTCCCGGACAATGAAGCAGAAAACAAGCGATCATTTCCTACTTCAAAAGTCTATATTTCTTGTGTAGGCTCAGACTTCGGAGAAGATGAAAATAACGTAATGGTTATCCAGGAGGAAACAATCATTTTCGAGGCAATGATTAGAGCTAAGTCGAGACGAGGGGATTCTGGAATATTTGCTATACTATCTGATATTCGGAAAAAACTTCTTGGATATAAGTTCCCCGGCTGTAAAAAGATTATCATGATTAAGAGCGGATATATTGATGGCGGAACTCAAAACGACTGGAATTATATGTTATCGTTTTCTTTCAGGAGGCATGTTGTTGAAAATCTTGTCGAACCCGATGCACCACTTGCAACTAATATAGAATTTGAAACAAAAAGCGTGAATTAAAATACAAACTCACTAAAAACAAAATAAAATGAGTGATTTCTTACATGGGGTTGAAACGATTACCTCGCAAATAGTATCATTGACAAACACAGTTAAGACTGCTGTTATTGGACTAATAGGTACGGCAGCAACAGGGGATGTAAATTCATTGAAGTTGTGCATATCTGAATTGGATGATGCTCAATTTGGTTTGACAGGAACAATTCCGGAAGCTTTAGGTATTATTCGTTCCATCACAAAGAAAACAGGAGCTACTATATTTGTCGTGTCGGTTGGACTTCCATCAAGTACTCCTGAAGCAGCTGATTTTGTCGGTGCTCATGATTCTGAAACAGGAGAAAGAACAGGACTAATGTTGTTTGATACCTGCTATTCAATTTATGGTTTTAAACCAAAAATTTTCATTGCTCCTGGCTATTCAAGTGTTGCAGGAGTTGCGGCTGCTTTAATTTCTACAGCAACAAGCTTTAGGGGTTGTGCGTATCTTGACGCTGCTACCGATGTGACTGTTTCAGGTGCTTTGGCTCTTCGCAATACAGGCGGTATTTGGGCTTCTACATCTAGTCGTGCTAAACTGCTTTATCCTGAATTGAAATACAACGCATTGCTTCATCCATTTTCAATTTTTGCAGCGGCAAATCGTGCTAAGATTGATGCTACAGCATGGACAGCAGGTGGTGGTTTTTGGGTGAGTTCATCGAACAACGCTATAGAAGCAGTTACAGGGCTTGAAATTCCGGTAACTGCTTCTATCAACGATGCAACTGCCGAAACTAATTTATTAAACGCTCAGGGTATTACGACTTGTTTCAATAACAACGGTCAAGACTTCCGCGAATGGGGTAACAGAAACGCAAGCTTTCCTACAAAAACGGATGCTTTGACATTTGAATGTTGTCAACGGGCAAAAGACATTGTTGATGAAAGTGTGGAATTAGCAATGCTGCCCTATGCAGATAAACCAATAATCCCTGCTTTTGTAGACAATGTATTGCAAACAGTGAATCAGTATTTTAATAGCCTTATTTCTCGTGGCGCAATGCTTGAGGGTTCTAAATGTACTTACGACCCTGCAAAAAATAGCGATGTTGAGTTGGCTGCCGGTCACATTGTTTTTACAAATACTTATTTTTTCCCAACTCCTGCCGAGAGAATCACTTTTGATACAGTTGTTGACAGTTCTTTACTTTCAAATCTTAAATAATCATGGGAGCAATAACAATCAGTAAGGTACAAGATGCGAATGTTTACGTAAACGGAACATCGACGCATGGTCAAGCAAGTGAAGTTTCGCTTCCTGAAATTCAATTTGCAAAGGGAGAATATAAAGCTCTTGGTTTGATGGGTACTCCAAAGTTCTTTAATGGTTTTGAAGCTATGGAAGCAACTATCAAATGGAACTATCCGGAAAATGAAGTGCAAATTGCCTGCGCAAATCCTCGTAAATCAGTTGACCTTATGGTTAGGTCAAATAAAATGATTTATGTGAATGGGGATTTGGATTCTGAAGTGCCGGTAGTGGTATTTCTTCGTGCAACATCAAACAATCACGGTACAGGAGCTTACAAAGCCAAAGAAGACACCGATTTATCAACCAAGCTGGATGTAACTTACATGAAACAGGTTGTAAATGGTCAGGAAATCATCGAAATTGATGTATTGAACAATATTTTCCGAATCAGTGGTATAGACCAGTTGTCGGATTATAAGAAAAACTTAGGAATTTAATATTATGAGCACATATGTAGATTTTGGAGAAGCCGTAAGGGCTCTCAAGGAAGGGAAAAGAGTTCGTTGCGATGATTGGAATTCTGATAAAAAATTTATTTTTCAGCAGGTTAATTCAATTATAGGTAAAGATGTTGTCCCAAAAATGCAGTCATTACCTCAAAACGTGAAAGATTATTTCCAAGATACTTTTGATTCTGAATCGGAGCAAATAAATCAAATAGCTTATGCTAATCAAATCGCAATCGTAGGATTATCTAACCTTGTAGAGGCATACTCACCAACTTGTGCAGATGTATTATCTGACTTCTGGCGAATTCTTGATTAGTATTATAATATAATCAGCCACAAGAGGATTGATGAAATAGGTTGTACAGCCGATTTTCATAAGTGGAGTTGCCTTTTTAGCTCAGTTGGTAGAGCGGCTCATTTGTAATGAGTAGGTCACAGGTTCGAATCCTGTTTGAGGCTCAAATAACAAATTTATAACATTATGGAAAGTGAAGTAAAATTATCAAGTGGTCAAGTAGCCACAAAAAAAGAGAATGTAAAAGTCAGAGAACTTGCAGCCGCAGGAAATCAGCCGAAAGGGAAAGAGTATCTTATTCCCTACGCCACAGTCGCAGCAAAAATTTTAATTGATGGAAAGGCGGTAGTACTCGAAGATGTATTAGACATGACCGAGGATGACTTTGTTCTGGTATCAAATCTCTTTATTGATGAGGATGACTTAAAAAACGCATAATCCCGATTGAAGATGTGGTTTTCTTAAGTCACTTCACAGGATCGGGATTAAATGAGATATTAGATTTAGAAATAGATTTCTTCGAAATAAGCCTTCAATCAGCTTTTGAGCTTTATAGATTGGAGCAGGAATCAATAAAACGAGTATTAGTTGTAGGATTTGAAAAGGGAGAAAATTAAAAAACTCCCTTTTTATTTAAAGTAAAATTATGAGTGAAGTAATGAAGTTGAGTATGGTTTTGAGTGCGACAGATAAAATGTCCCGCGTTATCGACCAAGCAACAAAGAAGTCTACAGCATCAATGACTAACTTCCAAAAGAGGGCTAACGCTATTGGTGGAAAAATGCAGAAGATAGGCGCAGGAATGGCAGCTTCAGGGGCGGCAATAACAGGAGCTTTGTTTGCAGATGTGGCTTCGATTGCATCAAAAGCAAAACAGATAGAATTCTCAGCCCAGAAAGTAGGAATGTCAACTCAAAGTTTTCAAAAATACAGCGGTTTTGCTGAAAAAATGGGTGTTGAAATAACCGGTTTAGAAATGGCGTTCGGGAGGTTGTCAAAAGCTCAAATATCCGCTGCTATGGGGAATAAAGCGGCTGCAAAGATTTTTAAAATGTCTGGACTATCTATTTACGATTCAAATGGAAGATTAAAAAACAGTTCAGCGCTCCTAACTGAATTATCTGATAAATTTAAAAACGCACCAAACGGACCGAAAAAGACAGCTCTTGCTATGATGCTTTTTGGAAAGTCAGGTAAAGACCTTATTCCAATGCTTAATCAAGGAAGTAAAGCTATCAAAGCGTATGGAGATAAAATGGAGCAGTACGGAGTTGTTCTCACTGATAAACAGATAGCAGAATTCAAAAAATACCGAGCTGCTATGGGCGAAAATAAATTGGCAATGATGGGAATAAAAACGACTATCGCTGTAAGCGTTCTTCCTACTGTGATAAAGTATATGCAGAAAATTGCAGACATATCTAAGAAGATTTCAATGTGGACACAGAGGCATAAAACTTTAGCTAAAACAGTCTTAACTATGGCTGCTAGCACTGGAATTCTTCTCACTGTTTTAGGCACTTTTCTTCTTGTATCTGGAACGGTAATACGAACTATTGGAAATTTTAAAAAGATAATGGATTTAGCAAGAATCGGGATAGCTCTGACTAAAAACTCGATGATTCTTTTCAAAATTCAATACTACGCCTTAGCTGTTGCTCAAAAAGTAGCTACCGCAGGACAATGGCTTTTAAATTCCGCACTATTAGCAAATCCGATTACATGGGTAGTTGTAGGAATTGCCGCATTAACTGCTGCTATAGTAATTGCATGGAAAAAATTTGCATGGTTTCGAGCCGGAATAAAAACAGCATGGGACACGATAAAAGGGTTCGGTAATATCCTAAAAGAATACGTAATCGACAGAATAAAAGGTCTAATATCTGGAATTGGAAGCATAGGCAAGGCATTTGCATTATTACGACAAGGCAAATTTTCAGCAGCCGGAAAAGTAGCATGGAGTGGTGTTAAAGACTTAAGCGGAATAACAGCTACTCAAAACGCAATCAAAAAGAGTGTTGTACTTGTAAAGAGTGTGCCGGGAACATATAACCGACATTTAGCAATTGAGGAAGCTGCTCAAAGAGCAAAAGACGAGCCTAAATCACGAGCAGCAGTTCGTTCAACACAAGCGTACAATTCAAGCAACATTCAGAGAGCAAACATATCAAATGCTCCTGCTATTCATTATGCACCTGTTATCCATTTAAACGGAGGCTCACCGACAGTAAAACAGGATATTTCTAAAATACTGAATGAGCATAAAACAGAAATTGAACAGTGGTTGAAAAAATATTCTCAAAATCAAAATCGCTTATCCTTTAACTAATGTTTCTAACGTTCGCAAATATAACTTTTCAAGGAATAAAACTGCCGCAATCGTGGGATGGTAGTTTTGAAACTAACTATGGACAGATACCAATTATCGGTTCTAAGCCAGTAGTTCAGGGAACTGGTGAGAAATTAGACGAATACGATATAACAGCCTTATTTCATATTGAGTTCTGCACACCACGTGCTGAAATGGATGCTTTACAAAAAGTTCGTAAAGGTGGAATTGTTGATTATTTAGTAGATGGAACCGGAAAAAATTACGGAAAATTCGTAATAACAACATTATCAGAAAGTAAAGTAGTTTGTCTCGATAATGGTTATCCAACTGCTATAACATGTCAGATTCACCTATTAGAATATAATACGAACGCTAGCTTTATAAAACAAACAGGGTCAGCTTTAGTTAGTCAAAGTCCTGTTCCTATTGCAGCAATACCTTTGAAACAATCAACTGGTTTATCAATAGCAGAGAGTGTAAAGAGCGGTCAAATTTCATCAGCCAGATTACAGGCTTCAATTGCTGCGAATCCTGCTCCATCAAATGGTATGTATACTAAAATAGCAGCTACGGCAGATAGTGCTAAGTCTTCATTTATGCAAGCAAATACAAAGGTAGAAGCAACAAAGAAAATAGCTTTTCGTGCTATTAATCTGAGTAATTCTATCACTATGGTAAATTCTGCATTGGATGATATAAAGGCAGCTGCTGCAGTAAAGAATCCAAACGATTTACTGACAGCGAATAACAAGTTGACAGATTCACTTTATTATATGAATAAAAGCTATGCACCTGTTGCGGCTTTTATTGGAAGTAGGGAGGGCGGAGAATGAGCACTTTTAATTATACAACTGGACAGGGCGAAACATGGGGCTCTATAGCGTGGAAGATGTACGGTTCTATGTCGGGAATTAAAACACTGATTGAAGCCAATACCGCAGTTCCTATTGATACAGAATTACCTGAAGGAACAATTCTTTTAGTACCTATTTTAGATGACACAGATTCAGCAATACTAACAACGAAATTACCGCCATGGAAGTAGCTAAAAAAATAACATTATGACAAAGAAAATTATTTTAGAAGCATATCGAGAAGAAAAATTCAAAAAATCAACTTTTAAAGTGATTGGAGAAGGTTTTGAATTCACAGGTAATATAGCCTTTACAAGGGAAGAAGATTCAATTCTTTTAAATGTTAGGGGTATCGGTGATATTTGTGTCAATCTTAAATATGTAAAATTAATATTCCCTGATAATGGAAGTAGCAAGGAAAGCTGATATAACGCTATTTTGGAATAAGAATAACGTAACGAATAAAATAAAGCAATATGTTTCATCAGTCACGTACACAGACCACGAGGAAGAAGCCACTGACGAGATATCGTTGGTTTTGGATAATACGAGTGCCGTTTGGTTTGAGGATTGGTATCCGGCTGAAGGTGATACTTTACAACTCTACATCGGGTATCATCAACTTCAAATAGACAGTGGTCTATTTGAAGTTGATGACGTAACGCTTTCGGGACCTCCTGACCAGATAACGATTAAAGCTATCTCAGCCGGAATTTCTAAGGCATTGAGAACAAAAAACAGTAAAGCTTTTGAGGAACAAACCTTAAAGCAGATAGCTCTTTATTTCTGCCGGAAACATGGATTCACGTTGATAGATGGTTCTAATATGCTTTCTCAAATCTGGTTGGATAGGAAAACTCAAAATACTAAAACAGATTTAGCTTTTCTTTCTGAATTGGCTAAGGAGTATGGTTTTATGTTTACCGTCAAGGGTCAAAAAATGGTTTTTATCAGCTATCATGACCTCGAAGAAGTAGCCTCGGTTACAGAGATAGATAAAACACAATTATCATCTTATGAGCTAAACGAAAAAACATTTGATACTTATTCGAGCGGTGAAATAAAGCAGAGAAACCGCAAAAAAGGTAAACTTGTAGTTTACAACATTGACAATATTCTTTCGGGTGGTAATGATAAAGCCATTTTCTTTGGTTCTGTAGCTTCGAGTAGTCAAGCAGAAGCAAAAGTAAAAGGCGGACTTTGGGGAAAGAATAAATACAAGCAGTCAGGTACAATAACGGGTCCCGGTGACCCGCAAATGGTAGCCGGAAATAATTTTGATTTAACCGGTTTTGGAATGGGTTCAGGTAAATATCATATACCAACTTCCACGCATACGATTGATAGTTCGGGAGGCTATACGATGTCATTAGAAATTAGAAAGACAGGGTCAATACCTAAACCAAAACGAGTGCCTAGAGTTAAGCAGGAAAAACCGACAACATCGGAAACGGCTTTTGATAGTTTGGGAGAAGAAAAAGAAGAATAATTATGCTAAGATACGGAATCATATCGGAAGTAAAAGAAGGTCGGGCACGTGTTTATTTTGATGAAATAGACATAACGAGCGGTTGGCTATCTCTGCCAAACTCAATGAGCGAAGTGAAATTATTTCCTATAACCTGTCAGGTTGCGGTAGAAATGCATGATAACGGTGAGGATGGAGAGATATTGCACCGGGTCATAACCGACGATGAAAATATACCGGAATGGGCAAATGAAACTACAGAAGGATATAGATTCAGTGATGGGACTTCTATATCCTACGATACAGAAAATAAAACACTAACTATAGATGGAGGAACTGAAGCAGAACTCATATTTAAATGTAAAAAACTAACAGTTACCGGAGATGTCATTGCGGGAGTCGAGGAAATATCATTGATTAACCATTTACACACAACTCCGGTAGGACCTAGTGGAAAACCAATTCCAAAACCATGAGCATAGATAAAAATCAATTGAAAACTGATATTGTATCAATTCTAGATACAATGAAAACAGATACAGGGGATCAGCAAGATGCTATTAATTCATTTGCCGACCAACTTTCTGATAAAATTGCAGATGCCATTAAACGCGGAATAGATACGACTACCGTGGATGCCATATTGACAGCCGGTTCGGTAGCAGTAACCGGAACTATAACTTTAACAGCAACAAAATGAACGGAGATAGCAGTATATCATTAAACACATTTGGCGTTTCTGTGGAAGGTGCCGAGGATATAGCTCAAAGTTGGTATGTCATTCTTCATACAATACCTGGTAGCGACCCATTGCGTCCAAATTTTGGTAGTTACATCTATCAATATGCAGACAAGCCAAATAATGGATTTAGCGGAAATTTTTCAGCTCAGATAATAAAAGACTTGGAGAAATGGGAGACTAGATGTACTATTTCGCAGGTAAAGCCAATTGTTGGCGATGACAATAATATAAAAGTGGCTATTTCGGGTATTTACATTCAAACAAATACCAAAATAGAAGCAACTCTCTCAATAAATGACCTTATTTCTGCTAATAATGTAGCGAAAATGAAAGCATATTCACAAGCATATAACGATAAACAATATAGTTAAATGGCACTAACAGACCCAATTTTTGTGGATTCCGATCCTGCGGTTATTTTATCAGAAGTTTTATCAGATTTTGAGAATTTGAGCGGAAAAACTATTGAGCCGGCACAGCCCGAATACATAATAGCCTCAGCAATCGCATATCACAAGGCACTTGCGATGAACAGAGTAAATGCTGCCGGAAAGTCAATGCTAGTTGATTTTTCAACGGCACCGGTATTAGATTATTTAGCTTCGCTATTCAATATAACACGTCTTCCGGCTCAGGGAGCAGTATGTACGCTTGGATTCACTATTGTAACCGGGCATTTACAGGTAACCATTCCTTTAGGTACTCGTGTTGTTAGCGCAGATGGACAAATGATATTCGCAACGGATGATGATGTAGTTGTGCCTGTTGGAGTTGATTCTGTTGAAGTCTCAGCAACTTGCCAAACTACCGGAGTTTCAGGTAACGGCTACGGAATAGGGGAAATAAACACAGTTCAAGACCCTTATGCCTATATTTCAGCGGTTACAAACACGAATATTACCGCCGGAGGTTCAGATGAAGAAAGTGACGACGAATTAAGGTCACGTGTTCAATTAGCTACATCTAAATTCAGCACAGCAGGGAGCCGAAACGCTTATATCTATTGGGCTAAAACAGCAAGCGCTCTTATTTCTGATGTTGCCATTGCCACTTTAGGAGACTATCTTCCAATAGAGACAATAGCAACTTACAATAACGGAACTACTTACAACATAAATAGCTTTGTAACTATCAACGGTATTGTTGCTGTTTGCGTAAAGAATGGAACTGTAGGTATAAATCCGCTTACAAATACCGAAAACTGGATAAAAGCCGGAGAGGTTCATATATTCTCTTTGTTGGATAACGGAGAAATACCGACAACCGCAATAAATGACAAAATATCACAAATATTGAGTGATGAAAATATACGACCTTTGACAGATACTGTAGTCGTTAGAGAACCGACAGAATTAATGTATAGCTTATCGGTTAATGTAATAAAGAGTCCTAATGCTTTAGGGTCAGACCTTACAAGTTCACTGTATACGATATTAAATGATTTTGCAACAGCAAAAAAACAGGCTTTAGGACTTGATATTGTAGCTACTTACATAGAATCTATTTGCAGAATATCAAATGTATACGATGTAACTGCAACGATAATTCCAACGATCGGAAGTTTAACCGGTAGAAACTTAGTGGTAAGTCCTTGGCAGGTTGCAAAACTTGAAGCAGGGGGAATAACAATTACAATAACAGGGTCTAACAATGGGTAGAAAATTAATGGCTTCGGCTGTAGCTGATAGTCGACTTGGAATATTTGATGAAATCATATCAAACCAGTTTGACAACATAGACTTAGCACCTATGATGGTTTATCTGGTTGATGTTGTTCAATCTTCCGCTTTACCCTGGTTAGCTAAGCAATTCGATGTAGATGGATTCAGAGGATTTGACCAATGCACGACCGTAGAACAGCAAAGAGAGCTTATTAAGAATGCAATAAGACTGCACAGAAATATAGGCACTATTTGGGGGATAAAAAAAGCCTGTTCATTAATTGGATTTACGCCAAAAAGTACACAAGAGAATGTTCCCATTTATCCCGGAGGGGAAAATGTATGGTGTGCCTTTCGGGTAGAACTTACACCTAATGATTTAGGTGTAATTGGTGCAAATTCTCTTACTATGCTAAAATCATTTATCAGTTATTACAAAAATGCCCGGAGTATATTAACCGAGGTATATTTCGGAATAGAATTAGAAGATAGCTTATCGCTTACCGATGACTTAGTTCTATCAGGTGGAGACTTTAATAACGACTTTAATAACGACTTTTCAATAGAAAACGACACATTAACATGAACACACTAACAGTACTTCAAACACTCATAAACACTATTTTCACAACTAACGGAAATAGAGAAATAACAGGACAAAAAACGCGCGAAACACTTAATACTGTTTTAGGCGCAACTTATATGCCGGCAGGTGCAACAATGGATTGGCATGGACCATCAACTACAATCCCAGCGGGGTGGAGTTTGAGAGATGGCAGAAGCCTATCAATTACAGATTACAATGATTTATTTCTGAATCTTGGTGGTTATCAATCACCATACGGAGTTAACGTCGGAGCGGGAACTTTCCAGATTCCAAACGTTCCAGAAGGTTACACGGAAATTCAATGCGGTGCGACTACCGGGTATGCTTTAGGAAACATATTGGGTGAAAGAGCGCATGCATTAAGTGCAAATGAGAATGGACAACACAAACATTCAGGTATTTCACTTGGTGGTTCTAACTCTGATAATGGAGACCCCGGGAATTTAGTAGTTACGTCCCCGGGAGAATACAACGGAGTAAATGCAATATCTGGGTCTGTAACTGACTATTCAGGACTAGGAGCGCCGCACAATAATATGCCCCCTTCTATTTGTGTAAACAAAATCATAAAACTCTATTAAAATGGAAAAACTAAAATTAATAGGAGTTTTAGAGTTGAGGTTTTTTCTGAATGGAAAATTAATCGAGACTAAGAAGGAAAAGAACCTGATTGTTGATAGCGGATACAATGCTTTGTTTTCTGCATTGTCAGGCATTACAGGAAAGAATATAACTAAGGTTCAATGTGGCAGTAACGGAACTGCTCCAGATTCAGGAGATACAGAAATAACTGATGCTGTAGATTTGACAATTGCTAATATAACAGCTAGTTCATCATCACTAGTTATTACATTTCAATTAGGGTCAGGAGATGCTAACGGTTTGACCATTTCGGAATTTGGAACTATTTGCGCCGATGGGACTTTATTCAGTCGCAAAAGTTGGACTCCATTTTTAAAAATATCCGATCTCTCTGTTGAGGGGACTTGGACAATATCACGAGTATGAACAGAGGTCAATTAATAAGTTATCTAAAATCAATCATTTATCCCAATTCTGAGAATAAGATAGATGCCGGAAAACATCAGGACTTAGAAGAAAAAATTCTTCAAAATGTATTGGTGAAAGATGATGATATTGTATCCGGTGAGGAAAATTCATCAGCAAGCACTGTATTTTCTTCTGATTACGTAAAGACAACTTATGCAACTAAAACAGAACTGTCCGACAAGATAGCAGCTGTTTACAGAAGCAAAGGTAATGTTGCGAATTTCGGAGCATTACCAACATCTCCGGAAAATGGAGATGTTTATAATTTGCTTGATACAGGAATGAATTATGTCTATGCAGGCAATACAGTGGCCGAATCACATCCTTATGATTCGGCGAATTGGGACAGTTTAGGAGGAATACAAGGCTTAGCAACTGCGTTGCAAAATGGACTTATGTCCAAAGAAGACTTTGCGAAACTAAGAGATTTAAGTTCAGGAAAAAGTATAACTTCTATTGCAAAAACTTCAACTATTGGACTAGTAGATACTTATACAATCACTTATACGGATGATACTACAGACACATTCACTGTAACAAATGGTACACCTGGTTCTAATGGAAGTTCAACCGAACTAGCCGAATATGTGCTTTCCGGATTAGATCAGGATATTAAAACTGGGATGATAGTAAGCGAAACGGTAAGAGAACAGCACACAATTACATCAGAAAGCATTTACGCTGAAGTAACGACAGCGCCTGCAAGTCTTGACATTGTTTTCGATATTAAGAAAAACGGTGTTTCAATATTCTCAACACTTCCTAAAATTTCAGCCGGAACTTTGGTAATAGCCGGAACACAAATTCTTTCATCTACTACAACTACATTTAACGTGGGTGATATTAGAACTATTTTCGTCAATCAGGTTGGATTATCAGAATCCGGAAAAAATTTAGTTACATCAATATTAATGAATAAAATACAAGAACTTACATGAAAGCAATTTTAATTTTGTGGAAAACTACCGAGCGTAATTATGGTAGTTTAACCGATGCTGATTTTCAAATCAAAGCATCAAATTTCGATTTTCCATCCATTGACCCGAATTTCAATCAAGCATTACCAAATCCAAATGAGGAACTTTTAATCATGACTAATGTGATTTCTGATTCAGTTCCTGATATGAGAGTTTACGATGCTGTAGTTAATGCAGTCCCAACGAATCACAAAAACGCTATTTACGTGAACGTAAACGAGTTTCAAACATCAACGCATTATGAATTTAAATCATTGCCGGAACTAATTGCATCAATTAAACAGAGGGAAGTTGAAGCGAACACGAAAATATCAATTGAAT